ACGAAGAAGAAGAAAAAATATAAGAGTAATGTGTGATTATGAGAAAAACCATAACAGGAGATATCATAACCATGTTTTGCACAATTACAGAGACTTCTATTAGGGCAATTAAGCCAACAGACAATGTTCCACCTCAATATCCTGGGGATTATTTTGTAAGGAGCAAAGGGTCAAAACCAACCATAAGGATTCCACAATCAAAATTGGACCTTCAAGCAGCAAGAGAACTTGTTAAAGGGGGTTTGAGTAAGGGAGAACTCTCTGTGAAACATGGAATTAGATATCTCTACTTGCTAATGTGTGATATTAATGAAGTAATGGATGAAGAATGGGAAAGTTTTGGAGTTGTAATAGGTAAACGAGGGGAGAATTGCAATCCTTTATCAATGTATAATATTATTGAAGAAGATGATAAGTTAATTGATGGGACAAAAAATCCAAAAGCAACAGCTGATGATGACAAATGGATGGCTCTTGCGGTCACAGCAATGTACAGATTGGGACGGACTATGAATCAAACCCATAGAAACACTGTGATAACCAAACTCAATGCACAAATGCAAGGAATTTCGAAAGATGCAATCCCTATGATTGATTTGCCTTCCCTTCAAGCATCTTGGGTCTCCAATCAGGACTTCTGTAAGATAATAGCTGGAATCGATATGTTCTTCAACAAACATAAAATGAATGATTGGGCATACTTAAGATTTGGATCCATCCCTTCCAGATTTAAAGACTGCTCAGCATTATTATCATTAGGGCACATTTGTGATGTTACAGGAATGGATTTAACGGATTTCTTAGATTGGATATTTGTTGGTACTGTTGCAAAGGAAATTGTAGGGATGATGAAAGAAGGGAATGAGATAGACAATGCATATTCATATACCCCTTATATGATGGACATGGGGTTGTCCTTGAAATCCCCGTATTCTTCAACAGTATGCCCTGGAACATACACACTGGTTCATATGATTGGTACACTATTATTTTCTGATAGATCAAAACATGCTAAAATGATTAGTGAAAACAACTTGTCTAACATAAGGATCAACTCAGAGATAATAGCATATGTCAAAGGTAAGAAAGGATCTCTTGTGAAGGCTTTCATCAAACCTGAATTCAAAGATCATTATAAAGATGATGACACGACTGATTCTGAGTCTGATGATGGAGATGAGGCAGGATCATTGCCAAAATCCGATGATCCCATGGAATGGTTTGCCTTCTTAGAGTACAATCATTTTGATTTGCCAGATGTAATCAAAGAACACACACGATTGGAGAGTAGGAAGATACAAAATACAAGAGCTGGAACAATAGGGAATCATGTTGTGACCACTTTTAATTAAGTTGAGTGTAATGATGATGAAAATAATAATAAGAATCAGAATAATTATTTTATTTTATTTGATGGTGACAATTTAAAATGTATGTAATTAATCATGAAAAAAACTATAGAATTGGGACAAATTAAACAAAAATAATTTCAAGATCTATAGTTCAAAATTCAAATCCAAAGTTGGAAAAATTCAACAGGCATCCAAAATGGAGCCATACAAGTTATCAGAGAAGATGACAGGCTATGATTTAGTAAAACTCAGAGAAGTGTTGAATGAAGTAGATGAAGAAATAGAGGACATGAAGCAAGATGAACCAATTAGGAACATCAATCCACTACTAGAGGATCCTAGAAGGGGAGGTGATTCTGATGAAGAATGGGGAGAGATAATTAGCAATATGTCTAACAATGTATGCTCAGTAAATGAAATAATTAAACACGGGAAGTCTAAAACAGAGGAAACAAGTGAAGGAGCAAAGAGAGACATGAGAAAGAATGTTAAGTCTGAAGACTCGACTTCAAGTTTGCCTTTAGTATGGGATAATAATTGGGTCATGTTATGTGATGATATTAGTTGTGAAATGTCAAAAGCACATTCATTATTATCACTTTTCAACCTTAAAGAGAATGTGGATTACAAATTTCTCGTAGATAATCAAACATTAACAGTCCAAAAATTAGAACCGGATTGCGAAGATGAGATGAGGGAAGCATCGAATGTAACTTATAAGTCTGTAGGAGGGTCTAAGTTTGATGTGCCTGAAGAACCCCCCATGAAATACAAGATTCATCACAAGCTGGATGAAGGTATTAGATTCAAAAAACTTAAAGGAAAAGGTTACACAAGGGTGTCATGGTTTACTGATGGTGTGTATCAAACAATACTTGATGATATTGATTGGTCTGATGTAAAGACTGAGGATGATGCTATTATCAAGGTGCTTAAATTATCCAAGTTGTATAAAATGATAAAGAAAACTTGTGAGTTGTGATGTGAATGTATGGTTGGTGATGGGAAAACTTGACAACATACCACAGTTTAAGTTGATCGGATAAATGTAAATTTCACTTCATGAAAAAAATCAACAGTGATAATGTTGACACTCTGGAAGAAGAAGAAAAATGGAACACCTGAAAGACCAACAGCACCATTATGGTTGTCATCTTATGAAGATAGATATGACGGTGCATTTGGTGCTATAGAAGAGACTGTTGAGGTAAAGAAGGCAGTAAGGATAAATTTATTGACACAAGCCTCATTAGAGGTGATATCAAGAAGACCAGTTGATTCTATTGGGTCTATGTGCAAAATCTTAGATGCAATGGCAGATGTATATGATGGATCTTACTTAGGGAAAGCTTGCATAATCACATCTTACTTGATTTTAGGCACACATTTAGTTAAATCAAATAGAATTGGGATAAAAAGCAACATATATAAAAATGCGTTTGCAGAAGTATTGCAATTTTACATTAGTGGGAATATTGAGATAGATATCAAGGGTGTGAGTTACAAAAAATACTTTTCTACTTTCTATTTGGGAGAGCCTGTAACTATATCTTTTGATGTAATGTTAACACCTACAAAAAGGAAAGGGAAAAATTTTCTTGACACATATAATATACCCATGTGTAATGGACTGATGCCACCATCATTGGACGGGCAACTTGAATCGTATGAGATATATCTAAAGCCCGATGATAATGGAGTCTTATATTTGGATTATGACATGCCACAATAATCAACCAGTTAAAATCACCTTATTTGTTGTAATACATTTAACATGAAAAAAATCAACAGAGACTCCTACAAAATGAAGAGTCTCACCAGGACAACATTAATACTAATTTTATTTGGGCAATCTATTTCATATAGAATAGCAAACTTACCATTTGATTGTGAAAATGAGCATGAAATTCCAGTTGAAGCCATTGAATGTCCAACAAGAAAAAAGGAGCTTAAGGTTGACCATTTGAAAGAAGGTAGAGAGCATCGCATTTGCAAACCAAAATTGAGTACTGATGACCATGTGAAGGGTAAATTATGTCGGATTCAAAAATGGAAGACAAAATGTACAGAAACATGGTACTTCACAACTTACATTGAGTATGAAGTTGTTGATGTAATGCCCAACAAGATCGAGTGTGCAAAAGAGTGGGAAAGAGCAAAAGCAGGGTTTCCGATTATACCATTTTTCCCACCTGCAGTGTGCTATTGGAATGCTGAGAATGTTATATCAGAAACATTTGTCACACTAGTAGATCATCCAGTTCTACAAGACCCATATAATAGTGAAGTCATTGACCCTATATTTTATGGAACAAGATGTTCACCAATAAACAATTTTGATTCTCACTGGTTCTGCAAATCTGTCAACAACCTAATCATGTGGATGTCTGATAAAGATCAATTTAAAAGTCCTCACTGTGACATACACACATGGGACTGCATAGTGGTAAAAACATATGTATCCTGGGATGAGGACCATGATACACATAAATATCTCAGAAACACCACTGTGTGGGAATCTCCTGATATCGGAAGGGTGGGATTATATGATGCATGTAAAAAGGAATTTTGTGGAGTAGAGGGAATAAGGTTAAATAATGGTGAATGGTGGTTCTTAGAAAGAGAAGAGAATTATTATGGGTTTGATTATAAAGATCTGAGAAAATGTAAAGAAGGAGAGACAATTGGGGTTAGAACTCATGTTGATAGAACATTATTTGAAGAAATAGATATAAAACTAGAATTAGAACACAGTAAATGCATAGATGTATTGATCAAGTTGAGAAGTGGAATTGCTATATCGCCCTTTGAACTAGGCTATCTGGCTCCATCATCATATGGAAAAGGTTATGCATATAGATTTGAACAAGAAACAAAAATAATTTATCAGTGTTATCCAAGGATTGACAGAGTCCCTCAGATCAAGATAGTAACTGATAATGCCCAAAACTGCAGTGATGGAAAGATGCGATATATGAGAACATTCAACCAAACAAGGGTAGGAAAGTATAAACGTGCAGTGTGTATGTACAAGAATGTATTCATACCGGAAGCTCAACAGGATAAGGAGGCAGGATATGACATAGGAAAATGGCAATTTGCTGGGTCTAATGATAGCATCGAAGGTAATATAAGTAAGAATGGTTGGTCAAATTTTAGATCACAGTCAGGGAGTGAGTACCAAATAGGATGGAATGGAATGATTAAATTAACATCTGGACGATATTTAATAAACACTTATGCGTTATTGGATGGACTGTTGCATGAGGCACAATTGTCTGCTTTAGAAGTAAAGCCCTTTGATCATCCGGTTTATCATCACATGGATGATTTCATTAAATGGTTAAATGGATCATCAATTAATGAAGAAAGGGATTTACTGGACGATAGCAGGTTGGAGAGAACCGATATAATTAAATCAGCTGGAGAGAAAATTAAAGGTGTCTACCATAATATAGTGGGATGGTTCTCAGGTGTCACTAGTGTAATACGATGGGTATTATGGGGGATAGGGGCAATAGTAACGTTATATGTGATAATTAAGATCAGGAGAGTGATGAAAAAGAAGAACAATGAAAATGAGGGGAAGAATGAAGTTAAACAATTTTTTGAAAAATTAAGCAAGATCAAAACTCACAAGAGTGATAATGTTTTGCCAACAAATAAGGCAGGAATTGGAAAAGACAAAAAAGATGATGAATATGAGATGATAAATTTTTATAGCTAATTTATACGACAGTCTAAAATACCTTGTTAAAGAACAACCATATTATCAATCGCAATTATAACATGCAAAATCATCATGAAAAAAATCAACAGGCAATCTGTAAAAGGAAATGGAGAACACAATTAAGCTTTCCATAATTTTATGTGCATCTCTCAAAGTTGCAGCATGGTGGACTAATTTCCCATATAATTGTACACAGTTAGTTGATGAAAATCCTAATGTGAAATGTGGTTATGATAACTATCACTATAGTTTAAAAGATCTGAGCTCTTATAAAAATTTGATAAACATGGGAAAGATTTGTTCTTATAAACCAGAACTGGGAAACACAATTAATGGATTCATTTGTAAAAAAATAGTGAGGTATACATCCTGTTATCAGGATGCTGAGGGGAACAACTTGACCACTTACAAAACTGACTTAGAGGAGACCACTCAAGAGGATTGTGAAGTAATGCTTAAGAAAAGAATGCAGTTCGGATATGATCAGCAAATGTTTTATCCTCCGGCACAATGTAGCTATTTGAGAAATACGACAACTGAAACAATTTTCTACATAATTGATCAAGTTGAGATTTATGATGACCCTTTTCAAGAGCCTAGTCATAGGTTGTATGAGATATCTGGTAAGTCAATAAGTGATATAAGATTAGTAGGGGTGAAACCATGGTCAAGTGAGTCCTGCCAGGTGGATAAATGGGAATGCATTAATAGTGATACTGACATATTTCTTGACATGATAAAGCCTGGAAACTGGATAAACTTACATTTCATTTTTTTGCAGTTTCAAATCTTATATGAACACACATTTGGAACAGTAAAATTTAGATCAATATGTAAGATCAAATTTTGTGGGATGTATATGTTGTATACTAGGAATTATAGATTGTTTCATATAGAGAATGAGAATATAATCAATAGATTTGATGACTGTGAGCAGCATGAATCTATTAGATTGAGTAATGTGAAAGGAATTATAGGAAGTGAATTTGGAGTTAATGCTATCAAATTTAAGTTAGAGGATAAGGAAAGATACTGTGAAGAGATGAAATCAAAGTTAGAAAATAGTGGGACTGTGAATTATAATAATATGCATTATATGAGTCCCATTTACCCTGGTGTTAACTTGGGGTATGCGTTAAAAGAGTATTTAAGTACATTTGGGAGTGTTTTGACAGGGAAAACAATCAAACAAAATAAGTTAAGTTTCTTCAGTTGCAATTATTGGCCAACAGAATTTAGAACATATAATGATAGTGGAAAGAAAATTTTATTTCATCGGAGAATGGGTGAATCAACATTCACTTCTGAAGAATTGGATATAGTATGGTCACATGAGAAAATATTGCCAAATGAAAGGTTCAATAACAGCGATGGGAAGATCAAATTTGGGATAAATGGGATAATATCTAATAATGGAACATTGTTGATCCCAAACTCCAGGATATTATCTATGCTCTTTAAAAACCTGGAAACTCCTCTTAATAAGACATTGAATATAAAAGAAATCAAAGGGAAGAAGATAAAGTTAGAAGACTTGATGGAGTTTTCAGAAAAAGTAGAAGTAGTGGACACACACAGAGAGGTTGAAAGTAATGAGATTGATGACAACAATCAAACAGACAGTGTAAACATCATAGGACAGAATAAAGATGAAGAATTTAATTTGACAAAATCACTAGATAACTTTAAGAACCTTAAAAGGAATATTACAATTACAAAGAATAAGAATATAATAGAAGGGTTTGACTTGGATGTAACGACTTGGGGCTTGCTTACTTTATCATCCATAATAACATTATTATTACTATATAAGAAACTGAAAGATTATAAGAGTAAGAAGAAAGGAAACAATTAACAAAAGATGGTTCCAACAATTATAATTAAGGCATAATAATTTTAGATTAATTCACAATCTTGAGATCAAGTTATAAGTGGTGAGCCAATTGAAGTAATAGTGATCCACATAACACTTGAAAAACAGCTTAATTATGACAACACCTCAAACAATTTCAACAAAATAAATCACTGATATTATAAGAAGTTAAGAATCATCCAAACTTAAGACAAGAGGAATTAAAAGATCATGAAAAAAAGAAAAATGAGCCACATTTAAAGGCAAAGAGACAGAAATCAAAAAATCAGTAGTAAATCAATCATACAGAAGATGAAAAACAAACAACGAGAAAAGTCAACAGTCCTAATGAGCAGGATCAACTGGCCCTCATTAGACGGAATTAAAACGGTATTAAAGGAATTTCCTGAGAAAATAAACACGGAGATAAAGGAGTTTTCTCATAATTTGGTGAGCAAGATAAGATACATTTGGGTGTGGTTGGTTTTAATTGTTTTATTACTATTACTGATTAAATTACTTCCAAAAACCATCAACTGTATTATCGGTTGCAAGCGGTGTTACAATAACTTCTCATCGGGCAACAAACGACTAAAAGAAGAGAAAGAGGAAACTGCTTGAAATGTCATCAAAATTTGAATTAGATATAATAAACAAAACTAAATACAACATATCTTGTGAATCTCTTATTCAGATCCTAATTGAGAATTACAAAAAGATAGGGTTTAATACATATGATAAAATGCTTCTACATTGCTTGAAATTGATAGGTAATGATAACAAAGGGCTTTTAATGTACAAGGGATTCAGCTCGTTTCATGGACATATGAAAAATGTTATACTGATCCCAATCGAGGGTTCTGTCAAATTAGAAATAGATAATGACACCTTAACCATTCTTTATAGATATAACTCTTAAATCTCCCAATTAGTTTATTCCCTTTATTTGCTGACTCGGAATTATTAGATAATAATTAAAAAGGTAAATAAAAAACATGAAAAAAATTAACAGGTCTCAAAATGAGATCCTCAATCTACGGTGTAGACATAAGAGTAATGATTTATGGAATAGGAAAGGAACTGGTTAATTTTGCAATATTACATAAAATAATAAGACAAAATATAGCTTGGACTTATGGAACTGATTTCGGGTCAGATGGTGACAAAAAAGATAGGATGAGAAGCCTAGATTTCTTCTTGAAGTGCTGGGATCAATTAGGGCCATCCATATACATCAATAATCAAATGTTACTTCAAAGTAAAATTACCGGACAAGAAAAATTAACAACGAGAGGAATAATAGATATTGAGTTTTCTAGACCGGTAGAAGATTATTACTTTTATAATAGGATTTTTCCAGTTGAGAACTCTGCAGGATTATTATGTCATATAGGAATTGAAATAGAAGGTGTACTGATCCAATTTGACTGTCCCAAACGACCAAGAGGGAAAGATGATTGCCCTATACCCTTCAAAATTAGAATAATAGAATAGAATAGAAAAAAATCAACAGGGCTAACATGAGCTCAAAAGGAGAAATCATGTTAGTCAACCATGACTATAACCCGATTTCTAAGTTAGAAGTAATTTATGAGTTGGAGAAGATATTTGAATTATCCGAACGTCACCGTCCAATCATAGAGACTCTACAAAAGGTGATAAAGGCAGATTGGATAAATCCTGGCGTCCACCGATATATGTACAAGTTATCACTCAAGGGAGTCTATCATATTAAGGGAAGTTGGGAGATCAAATCAAATATAAATATACCAATTAGTGGGAAAATAATAACACTTGTTTTGGATATAATCAATCAAATTTAATTTGTTATTAATTATGAGAGAAAATTCTAATATAATAGATTGAGACAAATTTTTGCAATCAAAATAAGAAGACCAACCTAATTTGGAATTACAATAAGGGAAAAGATTTCAATGGGAATTTAAATTAGAGACAGTGTTAGGATTGGCATTGAAATCGAGTCCAATCAACAAAAACTTAAAATAAAACTAAAATTAACACTAGCATTAGGTGAAAGAAGGGAATAGAAAACAAAAACAAGGGTCATAAAATAGAGGTATGAATTAACAGGGGGGATTAGGATAAGGATAAAGAATAAGGTTGAGATCAGATCTAAGATAAAACAAAATCAAGTTAGAACATGAGATTAGTGCCAACATTCAAATCAAAATTGTAGTGAAAATTGGAGAGTAACAGGAAATAGATAAAATTATAATTAGAGTTAACATCAGGGATTATAGCATGAAAAAATCAACAGGGGTCATGGCCCTGATCATGGTTGAGGGGGAGGTTGGGAGCAGTGAGGCAAGCACTGGGTTGGTGGTTACCTTAGTTAAAGAGGTGAACTCTCTCATAATGGATATACTACAATGCTTGGATATACCGTTTGAACCTGGCCAGATGATCTCCCGAAAGGACACAACTATGGAAGTGGATTTTGAGGACCGAAGTGTTTGCTTCATTAAAATCAAAAAAGAGTGGGAGGTTGAGTCAATCAAGGTAGGAACTTTGTCATTCATAGAAGAGTTAAGAGGCAAAGGGTATTTCTCTTATAATGGAAGCATGAAGTTGGATATCCTCCCTAAACCATGATCAGGCGAAAGAATCTAAATGAAACCAGAACATTCCTTAATAGGTTCTAAATAGCCCCATGAAAAAAATGATGATGGACTAATATAAAGACAATTAAGTTCAACAGGAATCAATATGGATTCCTATTACTCATTTGAGGAAGATGAAAATTATGATTATTCTTTTAATGAAATTGATAATAATTTTGGTTATGATGATTTTAACGAGGATGAATTGGGGAACATGTTTGATGAAAATATGGAATTATTGAATAATTATGATTATAACCTCAATTCACCATTATTAAGGGATAATTTGGATGAACTGGATGATTATATTAAGAAAAATATTAGTCCTCGAGACAATGGAAAATTGAAAGAATTTACATTGATCAAAGAAACTTTGAAAACAATGAAGGTCACCTTGAATATGATAATAAGCCCTGAATTCTTACAGAATTTAATAGCTAAGGATAGGTTAACTCATGAGAAATTAGACAAATTCCATACATTCGGTAAAGTATTATGTTCAAATGTGGATGAAACTAAAGGAGTACTTAGGGCATTTTTGAAAGGGTGGATCCAAAAACCAGAATACATTGACAATTTAAATTTAGAGATGTATTGGTGTGACTTACCATTATTGGCGCAAACATGGTTTGAAAAATTTATTGGATATCATAACATTATATTGATATTAAATCGAACAGGATTGTATGAATTAAATGAATTGAAGAAAAGGTTACCTATTCATGAGGTAAGGACAAGTGAGGGAGTTGCATTGGCACATAAATCCAATTGTTTAGGGAATTGGCTCATATTTAGAAATTATGCTTATAGCAAAAGACTTAATATACTATTTGATAGAGATTCTCTGTTAATGGTAAAGGATGTTATGGTCAGTAGATTTCAAACATTGTTATCAATGAAGTTATCTAAGTATGAAGTAATGTATGGAGAACAAGATATTGAAGTATTAATGGATATATACAGAATTGGAGATGAGATACTACTACACAAAGGAAACAAGGGTTATAAGGGGATAAAATTGTTGGAAGCTATATGTAACTTGAAGTTGGTAGAATATGCCAGGACTGCAAGACCATTGATACCGGAATTCCCAAATTTCAAGAATCATATCCTAAAAAGCTTGAGAGAGTTGGAAGAAGAGGATGGACTAGAAATGTATAACTTGTATGACGCAATTATGGGGGTAAACAAGTTGGATCTGATTTTGACTATTTATGGATCATTCAGACATTGGGGACACCCTTTTATCAATTATTTAGAAGGATTAGAGAAGTTAGAAAGTCAAGTGAATGCTAAGTTAGAAGTTGATGAAGAGTATTGTAATAAACTGGCAAGTGATTTAGCATACAAAGTTCTCAAAAAGATGTTCTTTGAGAAAAAAAGATGGTTTGTTGATAAAAATTTGGTGAGTAAGAAATCAAAAATGTATGAGCATATCACCCAGAATACGTGGCCTACACAGGGAGTAATAGATGATTTCGGAGACAATTGGCATCGACTACCGTTGATTAAGTGTTTTGATATACCGGATATGATTGATCCAAGTATAATATATAGTGATAAGTCCCATTCAATCAACAGATCAGATGTTCTAAAACACATAAGAGAAAATCCTAATAAGCCAATACCTACAAAAAGAGTGTTAAAAACATTGTTGGAAAAACCAGCGACAGTTTGGCCAGAGTTTTTGAAAAGGGTGAATGATCATGGGCTTGATTGGGAAAGTTTAGTAATTGGTCTTAAGGCTAAAGAGAGGGAATTGAAAGATGCTGGGAGGTTTTTTTCATTAATGAGCTGGGAGCTGAGGGAGTACTTCGTATTTACTGAATACCTAATTAAAGAGCATTTTGTACCATTATTTAAGGGTCTGACTATGGCTGATGACTTACAAACAGTTATTAAGAAGATGATAGATGTGTCTTCTGGTCAAGGCACTGAGACATATGAGAATATCACCATTGCAAATAACATAGATTATGAGAAATGGAATAATTATCAAAGGTATGAATCTAATCATGCAATATTCACAGTGATGGGGCAATTTTTAGGGTATCCAAAGTTAATTGCAAGAACTCATGAGTTTTTTGAGAAAAGCCTAGTTTATTATAACCAAAGACCTGACTTAATGAGAGTAGTAGGGAATGAAGTAATAAGCTCCAATTCTAGAAAGGTAGCATGGGAAGGTCAGAAAGGTGGACTGGAGGGATTAAGGCAGAAAGGGTGGAGTGTGGTGAATCTATTAATGATAGAGAGAGAAGTAAAAATAAGAAACACGTTAGTTAAGGTCTTAGCCCAGGGTGATAATCAAACAATAACAACACATTATAAAACAGAAACATTTCATCAAGAGAATGAATTGATGGAGCATATAAAAAATATAGTTAGTAATAATAATGCAATCATGGAAAGTATAATAATAGGGACAAGAAAGCTAGGGCTAAGGATAAATGAAGACGAGACAATGCAGTCACCGGATTATATAAACTATGGAAAGGTGCCGATTGTGAATGGAGTTATAAGGGGATTAAATACAAAAAGGTGGTCCAGAGTTAATTTTGTGACAAATGATCAGATTCCTAATCAGACATCAACTTTATCATCTGTATCAACCAATGCCCTAACGGTATCACATTTCAGTAATACATCAATTGATGCAATGATTGGACATCTAGTATTTGGAAACTTTGGACTTCTGATGTTAGATTTCCACAATCCGGCTTTAAGAACATCTCCTCAGAATTTAGTAAAACAAAAATCCCTATACGAGTCCAGAGAGTATAAAATACTGAGTCTATATCTAGACCCATCTATTGGAGGGGTGGGAGGAACATCACTAACTAGATTTCTAATACGAATGTTCCCAGATCCAATAACAGAATCTCTTAGCTTCTGGAAGTGTATATATGAGAACACAGAAGATGATGTTCTAAAACAATTAGCATGTGCAGCGGGCAACCCAAAGTTAGCAATTTTCAAACCGGAAGATTTGGACAAGTTGATTGAGAGTCCTGAAGGATTGAATATCCCAAGAGGAATAAGTGCAAACAATTTGATCAAGAATGAAGTCAAGAAAAATTTGATAATGAATGCAAGTCAAATAAGAAATAGGATTATACAAGATGCAGCTAGGAATTGTCTTCATGAAGAACACAAATTATTCACATGGTTACGAACAATAAAGCCATTGTTTCCTAGGTTTTTAAGTCAATTTGCAAGTTCTACATATTATGGGGTTACTATGAGTTTAATGGGATTGTTCACTAACTCTAAGACAATAAGAAGCACCTACAGGAAGTCATATAAAAAAGAATTAGACAACATAATCATTAAAAGTGAGTTAATAAGTATGAGTAATCTAATAGGTATAATATCGAGATCTAGGTCTAAAATCTCTAGGATGTGGAAGTGCTCCAGCACACAATCCGATCATCTAAGAACATTGTCATGGGGACAGAAAGTATTGGGAATGACAATACCACACCCTTTAGAGATGTATAAAGGTGTAAACATAACAAAGGAATTATGTACTTTCTGTACAGAAGATATGGATGGATTAGCAAATGCATATATCACTGTATTGTGCCCAAAAGGGATACCCAAAATTGTCACAAGGAAAGGACCATATAGCCCTTATCTGGGATCAAAAACAAAAGAAAGTACAAGTATATTACAACCTTGGGAAAAAGAGTCAAACATACCAGTGATCAAAAGAGCAAGTGACTTGAGAAAAGCAATATCATGGTTTATAGATGAAGACTCAAATTTGGCACAATCAATCTTCAAAAACCTTGAGTCCTTGACAGGAGAAGATTGGAGTGGGGTGATAGAAGGATATAAAAGAACTGGAAGTGCATTACATAGATTCTCTTGTTCAAGGATAAGCTCTGGGGGGTACACAGCTAATGCGCCTGGAAAAATCTGCTGGACAATAACAACAACAGATACTATGAATGATTTGGGTGACAATAATTATGACTTTATGTATCAGTCTTCCATGATTTACTGTCAAATGCAGTGTTTAGAGACTGTTGGGGAAACAGAAGTATCTGTGGCATGTCATTATCACATAAAATGCAAAGATTGTTTAAGAGAAATCGAAGAACCAATATTGGAGAGTGAATGGGTTTATGATCCCTTAGATGTATCAGACACATTGAAGCAATGGAGACCAGAGGCTATGATAACATGGTCAAAGGAGAAGAGGAAAATCAAAATAAACAAACAAGCAAAAGAGTGGGACGCATTAACTGGTGCTGAACAAAGTCATGAAATAGGCAAGACCATAGGGTTTGTTTACACAGACATGCTGCTAAACAAAAAAGGTGTAGTTGAAGATAAAAGTTTATTTCCAGTATCAATACGAGATAAATTATTGCCTGGACAATTTTATGAGGGATTACTAATGGGTGTAAAGTTAAATACTTCCCTACAACTGACTCATCGGAGAAACATAGTCATCTTGAAAAAACCATTACTAGCCCTGATTGGTGCAATGTACTATGTCATTGAACGTATTGGTGAGGATGGAACATTTCTATCATTCGTATCAATGAACAACATGTACACAGAATTAGGGATATTTCCTCATAAGGTACCATCATCTTATCCATTAAATCATAAAGATGTTGGACTATTAGCTCGTAATTACTTAAAGAATATATTGCCTAAGGTTTTGAAGTTGCCTAATCCAACCACAAGTTGGATATTTTCAGATATCAAAACACCAACAATGATAGGATCAATGGGTTTGAGTCTTGAAACAGTAAAATTAATAAGCAAAAGAGAGGGTGCAAAATCTGATAAATTAAAAATCTCAGAATTGCAAGGTTTGTATGTGGCCATAATGAATGATGAGGAAATGCAGAATCAAAATACAGAAAAATTAATTGATGAAATATGTCACAAATTGTGCTTTTGTGGGTCAGAAATAAGACATGCAGCAAAATTTGGGAACATAACGGGAGACAGGGAGAACATGAACAATAAAGAAGAATCTGAAGTAATGAATTGGGGGCAGGAATATGTGTGTAGGTTACAATCCTTCAAAATAATTATGGACAAAGGAACTGATGAATCTGTCAGAGATATAGAAACAAGTGTGGGTTACAGATGTAATCCTTTAATATCAGGACTGAGATTGAATCAAATTGCCACAGGGGCTCATTACAAAATAAGGTCCATAATAAGGAATATGAACTTGAAGTACCAGGATTTCTTATGTGGGGGAGATGGATCAGGAGGAATAACTTCTTGTTTGATTAGAGAGTCACCAACTTCAAGAGGTATCTTTAATAGCCTGCTTTGCTTGGAGGGGATACCACTTCATGGAAGTAAACCTAGCCCTCCATCAGCTGTACTGGAATTGGGTTACTTATCTAAAAATTGTGTAAATTTGACTACAGTTTGGAAAGAACCAAGTGACTTAGGCTGGGAGGAGACATGGAAATACTTCATAGACACAAAGATTGAAAATAGTCTTAGAATAGATCTAATTGTAATGGACATGGAGGTTATCAACCAGCAGATATATAAAAATATCCTGAAATGTTTGGGGAAGTATATAGGAGCAATTTTGATGGAAGGAGGATGTCTAATATTTAAAAGTTATTTAAGTTGTATATTGAAGGAAGAGTCTTCCATAATAGATAAAGTTGGAGAATCATTTGACCTGATTAGTATGATACAAACGGAATTGAGTAGCACAAACACTTCAGAAGTTTACATATTATTCCAAGGATTTCACAACAATATCAAGGTTGGACTCAAGTCAAATAAAGTCAAGATAGAGTTGGATGGAAATAATCTATATATTAATAGAAGCCAAGAAGAAGAGTTTGAGAGAGCGATAAAGTTCAGAGGTGAGAACTTGGGAGTTGGAATACCAAATCATTTAGTGAACAATTTCAATGTTGATTTCTCAACATTATTAAGCATATCAGGATTGGATGGTGTGAATACAGCATTGATAACAGAGTATGCAGATAATAAGGAAATAAATGGGATAGAATTAAGCACTATCATAATGGTATTAATTTCAGAAAATTATATCAATACAACAAAAAAGATAAGTGAAAAGAAAATCAAAGACTATTTACCTTCTGACCAATCACTCAAGAAGATGTTTGGGTGTTTGGCTAGTATAGGATTATGGAGATCATGGATTAAAAGAGATGTGGGACGGTACAAGTTCATAGATGATTTAATAAATGATAAAGGAATTCTAATTATATGGGGGAATGATATGTCCAAAATATCATGGGACATAATGATTAATGATGAAACAAGATGGAAGATTAAAAAGCAAGTTGATATAAGATCGAAGATGGCCTACATGGGGCAATGGATTAGGCTACTGACTAGGCATTATGGGAACAATGAATATACAGAAAAAGACAGGAACATGCAGACTGAAACAGAATCTGAAAACTTGTAACAAAAACTTAAAATTGAAGCATGTGATAGAAAACACGGTATAAGAAATTTTCTATAGTGTACAACAATACTATAAAGTAGACTTATCATGAAAAAAACATACACAGTGACTTGATATGCTGTTTGTGTTTCTTCTTTTTCGTCGT